TCTTTCTTAAAAGCTTCAATAGATGCCTTTTCTTCTGCGGTGTCTTTACCTGCCAAAAACCCATGAGGTGTTACAATAATCCTTCCATCGTCAAAACCCAAACCATTAATGTGATTTTTCAAAACAGATACTTTACTTCTGACTGCAAATTTAACACTTCTTTTGTCTTTTGTTGCAGTTATTTTAGTTGTACCCGCCCCTTTTTGATTACCAAACAAAAATACCAATGATGAGTTTAGCCACACCGCGTTTCCACCCTTAGCCATAATTTTAGGTTGTCCAAATGGATTATCAGGAAGTTCCACCCAAGGTTGGTTAATAATAATCAAAGTATTCTCAAACTTTGAGTCGGATTTTCTTGAGCCTGAAATCCTTTGGTTAATTCCCATTCCAATCTTATCGGACAATGCAGATGCGTTGTGCTGTTTACCGCCTTTACCTTCATAAGTCATTTTACAAGGTACTGAACCAACAGAATCCCAAATGAAACACAAACTATATTCAAGTTCACCTTTTTCTTGCGCATCAAGTAGTGAGTTAATGTAATCAGTGATTTGTTCAATATAACTGAAGTTGTTGTTAAATATGAAAAACCCATCCCAATCCAACTCTCCTGTTTCTTGGTCAACAACTTCTTCACACTGAAATCCCATCAATTTAGCATGGTCAAATGACCATTTTTGTTCAGTTATGATGAACACAGGCAATATTTCTTTCTTTTGAGCATCTACTGCCGCTTTAATTGCTGCAGTTGTTTTACCTGTATCTGAGTGCCCAAGAAACATGTTAAGATGACCAATTGCAGGACCAGGTAGTCCTACTGCATCCAAAAAATCCTCACCCAAGTCCAAAAACCTTTGTGGTTTATATTTTGCTGAAGTTGAGAACTTCTTTTTAATATTTCCGAAATCGTTTTTTTTGATACCCATATTCTTTGGTTTTGTTACCTCTGCAGGCAACTCTTCTTTAACTTCTACCACATCATCTAATTTTGTCTTTTTCAATTTGATTTTTGATGTGTATTCTTTTTCTTCCGTATTTTCTTGCATACAAAAAAATTATGGGTGGGACATTACATCCCACCCTTATGATTAAAATGGTAAATCTCCGTCTGGTTCGTCGTTAGCTTGTGGGTCAACATAAGATGACTTACTTGACTTACTTCCACCAATAGATGTTTCAGATTCAGTACTATCACCATAAACATATCCACCCTTATCACTGTCCCACCTTGGAGTTTCTCCTCTAGCAATTGCTTCAAGGTAGTCAACAGGTTTTTTAGAATAAACATCCAACCAAGTCAGCTCGTCATTAACCCAAGCGTCTGATTGTGCCTTATCTTCATGAACAGGACCTGGGTCGTCATACATGATTGTTGATACTGTGGTATATTCTTTACCTTTTGGAGTTTTAGATTTGGTCAACTCAATGATAAGGTCACGACCTTTTGATGGGTCGGTAATATCACCTTTGTTTCTCCAAATAGGAATGATTTTATCCAAGATACCGTCATTCTTATAATTGTGCTTAAACCTCCAAAACTTTGGTCCGTCCTCTTCGTGGTCACGGTCAATTACTTTTACGATATAAAACTTACGAGATTTGTATTGCTTAGCGAGTTCCTTATCGGATTCCTTACCTGTACTCATGAGTTCTTCATAAACCTCATTAAGTGGTGAACGCTCGTTATCGTTCTTTCCTGGGTCGTAGAATTTTTGCCATTGTCCCCCTACTTGGATTTCATGATACCAAGCTTCTTTAAATGGTGAGGAACCATCTGGTGTTGGAAGAATTCTAATTCTTCTTTGTCCTGAACTTTCTTTGTCTCCCAAAATTAGAGCGAAATACTTTTTCATTCTTTCGTCTTGAGACATCTTACCTTGGGCCCCGCCCGATTGTTTTGATTTTTCGTACTGTGCCAATACGGCGTCTAATGTATTCATGTTTTAAAATTTATATTACAAATATAGTTAAAAGTGTGACTTCAGTCAAATAAAAAAGACCACCTTAGTGGTCTTTATTAATTAATAATTGATTTCAGATGACGACGGCTGAAAACTATCTTTCATTGCCTTGTCGTTAATATCTGTTACATCATCGGTAGTTAATACATAATCTAACTTACCTGTTTTTTCCATCTCATCTTTCTTGTCTTCAAAGAAGTCAGAAAGTTTTTGGTTAAAAGGGTAAGAGTCATATTTTCTTAAATCCAATTTTTCTTGTGGTGTTTTCTCTCTGTATTTTTCTATTTTAGCTTCAATAGAATTTAATTTATTAATTATAGCATCCATCTCACCTAATTTGGATTCCAAGTTTGAAACTTGACTAAAGAGATTGTTAAAATATTCTTCTTGTTTTGTTTCAATATTTTCCTGTGACTTAACTAAATCAGTTATTTCAAGTTCTTCAGTACCTTCACCTTCAGAACCTTTTTCTTCTGATTCACCAGAGTCATTAATTTTTTCAACATCAGGGTCGCTTTCAACATCTATTGGTGTTGCCGGTGTCTCTGGTGTTGCAGGTGGAACTGCACCTGCATCTAGTGCACCTCCTGGTGGAGGCGGAGCCGGTGGTTCAGGAACCGCAAGAGCGTCTTGTTCATTTATATAGTTATTAATAAAATGATATCTACTAATCTCGCTTAATATTTTTTTATCTATTGCCATTTTTTAACCGTTTAATAATTGTTTTATTCCTTGAGCAGTTTCAACTTTAACTCTTCTGTTTGCCATTACTTGGTGTCCGGCTCTTTCAATAAGTCCGTCTCTTTCTCTAACAACATAACATTCTCCTGTATCTAAATCACAGACTTCTTTAGTTCCATCACCGTTGTCTTGTTCATTATATCTTGTTTTTTTACCAAGATAATTGTTTAAGATATTGTCTAAACTCATAAAATTAGTTTCTTATAAATATATGAGATTAATATAAAATGAATATTATTTAGATTTTGTTGTTGGTGACGTGTTATTGATAAATGTAAAATTAGTTTTTGATTCAACAATACCTCCAATAGTTTCTACTTTTATTTTACCTGATGTTTTACTTGTTGGAACAAAAACCAAAACATCATTTGTATTTGATATTATTGTTGTTGGTGTTCCACTTAATGTTACAATGGTTTTTCCAACTAATGAAGTTCCTGATATTGTTATTGTAGGCATTGTACCCGATGTCGTGGCGCTTATAGGACTAAAGCTAATAATTGTTGGTGGATTACATACCCCCGCAGTTGGTGTTGGTACTCCTCTATTCAAATTATTAGGTGTTGGTGTTGGTGTTACTGATGGGTTTTGAATATTTGTTATTGTACCATTTAACAATAATAAAACATCAAGGTCTTTTATATTGTAAGTTGTATTTGTACTTTGTTTTTTCAAATCTTCTAATCCTGATTTTAACCCTTTTAGTCCTTTCTGACAATTTTCATTTGTTGTTTTATTTTTTTGGAAAAAATCGTCAGTCATCTGACTTGTTGGGAAATTACACATATAATATTGCCACAATCCATTTTGAGTAATTCTTCTTAAATTAGGCGATAATCTATCATACAAAAATCCAATAAAATTATCTAAAGTATCAAATCCAGGAATCGGTTTTGACTGTCCCTTGTTTCCAACGCAACTGTATTTTTTATTAAAATAATTTTTATACGTTGGTGAAAAATCAGTAAACAAATTAACCCCCATAGAGTAATTGTTACCATAACCAACAAATTTTTCGGACTGATTGAAATTTGTTATGTAACAAATTGCATAAATTACATATTGCATTAATGCGTCGTTTTCATTCTCATTCCTTTGTAATAGAATTTTATTTATTGATTCTATCATTTGTTGTCTAGTTATGCTAACTTCTGTATTTGTTGCGACTTCAAATTTATCTGTCTTATATACAGTTAATATGCTTTCAGCACAACTATTTTCTGTTTGTTTCTTATTATCGCTATCTGTTTGTTTTTGTGAAGCTTTACCTTGTTCTGTAGTTGCAACTGGAGGAGTTTCTTCTTTTTGGTTCTTAACAAATTCTTCTAATTTAGTTAGAAGATTTTGATTTATACTTTGTAGATATTGGTCAATTTGAGGTAAATCAAACATACCTTGTCTAATTCCTGTGAATTGAGTTTGGAAACTTCCTGGTGTTATTGTATGAACAACCTCTTGAATCATGTATGGCCCATAGAACATTGGTACGTGTCTTAGGTTAAAATACATCGTTGGTTGTATCAAAGCGTTCCCCAAACTAACCACCGTACATGGATAACTTCTTTGTGTGTAGTAATTGTATAAACCAACATTTTGTGTTGCGGTATTTGTACCTCCAACATTATTAATCATATTCAAGTTTGTCTGAATTGACTCCGCGGTTGCCTTTCCTCCATCTTGTCCTACCTGAAAAGAATAAAATATATTTTGATTCCTAATTCCAATATCAACGTTAAATCCAACACATCTATTGGATACCGCCCAATCTGTTTTACCTTGTTGATTCTCAATTAAAGGATTATCAGATGCTCTTCTTAAATCAAAGGCGTCATCTTTAAATCTATAATAATTGTTATCGGGCATCGCTAAATAACTAGATGGTTTTCCTGTGAAAAAACAAACCATTTTTGGTGACGCCCCTCTATAGTCAACGTCCAAAAACGTACCCCATAAATTATTTGCAAAATCTAAACTACCTTCAGGTTTTGAAATTGAAACTCCATCAACATCCTGAACATTATAGAAATTAACATATGCGGGTAAGTTCATAATTGTGAACTTATTATTAATTAAAATGCCCGATAAAAAAGTATACACACTCATTTTCATATTAAGTGCGTTCTTACTAAGCATTTTTTGAAGTTCAAAGATATCAACAAGAAGAACATCTCCAATATTTCTAGATGCTCTGTCTAAAAATAAAATGTCTTCAAACATTGTTTTTGTCTCATAATCACCACCAGCAATCCATTTATCATTTAAAGCTTTAAAAGCCTCATACAAAGAAACTTTACTTTGCTCACCATCAATTACTGATTGTTTAGCAGTTTCAGGAACTTGACTTTGGTTTGGTAATTTTTTCTTAAGTTTGGTTAATACATCAGTAATAAATGAATTTTGCAAATTACCACATTGTGTTAGATAATTCTGAATACTTGACCTAAAAGTGGTTGTTGTTAAATTCTGTACCGATAATTTTTGTGTTGCATACATTTTGATGATTGGTGCAAGCAACGTGATATTATCCACAGTAAATTTAATATTATTGTCTATGAAGAAGTCAGTAATATATGAACCACTATCCTTATACACTAATTCAGGTATTGTTGAAAAACCGACTTGTAATTCTAACTCTAACCACTCTTTAGGGTATGTTTGTTTAGACTGAGCTAAAGTAACCCTACCATTACTGGACGGTAAACTAAATTCAGTATATGGGTCAAATTGAATAGGGTCGGTAACTACTTGAGTTCCTTGGTGTG